GGTATACACTACGATAAGTTTACATTAGAGAATACAATCAAATGGTGGCAGAAACTTGCTACTAAACGATTTAATAAACTTAAACAAAACAATAATATAAGAAATGATTTAGAGATATGGCACGAAGACGCCAATATACAAATTATAAGATAAAGCTTGACTATTTGAAAGGAGTATGATATAATGAAAGAAATTATGGAAAAAGCACAACAACAAATGATAACAAATGAAGATTATCTTACAATGGTAAAGATAATACAGGCAGCACTTCAAAGAGGTGCAATCAAACCTGAAGAAATGGTAACAGTAGGCGGACTGTATGATAAGTTAAAATTTCATTTGATTAAAGTAGAAAACGAACAAAAGGAGAAAACAGATGGCGAACTTTCTAAAACAAATAATTAAAGAAACAGGTAATGAATATGCTTCACTAGTAAGTGAAGGTGTTGAAGCAGGTGATGTAGATAGTTTCATAGATACAGGTTCGTATATGTTTAATGCCTTACTATCAGGTAGTATCAATGGTGGTTTACCAAGTAATAAAATTACGGCGATTGCAGGTGAAAGTGCAACAGGTAAAACTTTCTTTGTACTAGGTATGGTAAAAGAATTTTTACAGAATAATAAAAATGCAGGTGTAATTTACTTTGAGAGTGAAAGTGCATTAACAAAAAAATTAATTGAAGATAGAGGTATTGATAGTGAAAGAATGATTATCATGCCTGTAACTACAGTACAAGAGTTTAGACATCAAGCGTTAACAGTATTAGAAAAATACAACGAACAAGATGAAGCAGATAGACAACCATTGTTGTTAGTCTTAGATAGTCTTGGTATGTTGTCAACAACAAAAGAAGTAGAAGACACAGCAGAGGGTAAAGAAACTAGAGATATGACTAGAGCACAAATACTCAAAGCTGCGTTTAGAGTATTAACATTAAAACTAGGTAGAACAAAAGTACCTATGATTATTACTAATCATACATATGACGTAGTTGGTGCATATATGCCAATGAAAGAAATGGGTGGCGGTTCAGGTTTGAAATACGCTGCTAGTACAATTGTATATCTATCTAAGAAAAAAGAAAAAGAAGGTACAGACGTAGTTGGTAATATCATACATTGTAAAACTCAAAAGTCCAGATTGTCAAAAGAAAACATGATGGTTGATGTAAGATTAAGATACGATACTGGTTTAGATAAACACTATGGTTTGGTTGACTTAGCAGTTAAACATGGCATATTCAAACAAGTATCTACAAGAATAGAACTACCAGACGGTACTAAACAATATGCGAAAAGCATATATGCTGATCCAGAAAAATATTTTACTAAAGATGTAATGAAACAATTAGACGAAGCTGCAGACAAAGAATACAGTTATGGAAACTCCTAATTATACATACATGGAAAATCCTAAAAGTGACCTTACAGGTTTTAGGATTACTGATGGTGTGTATAAAGATGTTGTTTATACTTATGGCAAGGTTCAACCTATTGAAGAAAACGATAAGTTGAGATTAAAGTTTGAGTATAACATTGTAGAGAATCCAAGTGGCGTAGATACGGAAGATAAAAATTTCATTAATGTCATTGGTGACATATTAACAATAGAGGTAGAAAAAGATGGTAACAGCAGAGAGAATAGAACGGACAGCGCTCAAAAATCTAATACATAACGAAGTATATACAAGAAAGGTATTACCTTTTATTAGACCAGAATACTTTGAAGACCGTAATGAGCGTATTGTTTTTTCTCAAATATTAAAGTTTGTTGAACAATACAACAAACAACCTACAAAAGAAACTCTACAAATAGATATTGGTAAACGTAAAGACTTAAACGAAAAAGAACACCAATCTATTGTAGATTTAATCTCTACACTTAATAAAGAAGACATTGACATTGATTGGTTAACAAATACTACAGAAAAGTTTTGTAAAGACCGTGCCATTCATAACGCAGTTATGGAAGGTATTCATATCTTAGATGGTAAGAATAAAAATCAAACACCAGAAGCAATACCCGAAATAATGAAAGACGCCCTTTCTGTGTCGTTTGATAAAAATGTTGGGCATGATTACTTGTCTGATATAGAAAAAAGATTTGATTATTACCATAAGAAAGAAAACAGAGTACCTTTTGATTTAGATTTCTTTAACAAAGTTACCAAAGGTGGTTTGCCAAATAAAACACTTAATGTTGCTCTTGCAGGTACGGGTGTTGGTAAAACTTTATTCATGTGTCATCAAGCTGCCGCTGCCTTATCTGATAATAAGAATGTATTGTATATCACAATGGAAATGGCAGAGGAAAGAATTGCTGAAAGAATAGACGCTAACTTACTAAATGTGTCTATGGAAGATTTACATATGTTAAATAAGAAAATGTTTAACGACAAGATTGTACAATTACAAGGCAAAACAACAGGTACAGTTATCATCAAAGAATATCCAACTGCTAGTGCAGGTGCAAATCATTATCGTGCATTAGTAAATGAATTGGCATTAAAGAAAAGTTTAAAACCAGATATTATATTCATAGACTATATTAATATTTGTGCTTCAAGTAGATTTAAAGCAGGCAGTAATGTAAACAGTTATACTTACATTAAAGCAATCGCTGAAGAATTAAGAGGATTGGCAGTAGAATTAAATGTGCCAATTGTAACGGCAACACAAACCACAAGAACTGGTTTTGTATCCACAGATGTAGGTTTAGAAGACACGTCTGAAAGTTTTGGTTTACCAGCAACAGCAGACTTTATGTTTGCGTTGATTAGTAGTGAAGAATTAGAAAAGGCAGGACAAATGCTTGTCAAACAATTAAAAAACAGATACAATGACCCAACAATGAACAGAAAGTTTATTATAGGTGTTGATAGAAGTAGAATGAAATTGTTTGATATAGAACAGTCAGCACAAAATCTAATACAACCAGAGCAACAGGAGAAATATGTCCAACACAACCCTACGAAGGAAGAAACACCGGAACAAAAATATAAAAAGTTCCAAGACTTCCAATACTAGTTATCACTTAGAAGTTAAATCTAAGAAGAAAGGTAACAAGATAGTATTTGAAGTATGGCAAACTGATAGAAACGGTAATATAGGTAGAATACAAACCTTTGCCTTTCGTAAAGACGCCAAACATCTAGCAGACTTTCACAATGAAAAACAACCTTGGAAAGTAAATGGTGGTCTTCCTAAGTTTTTCTACGACTAAATAGTAACATAACTATTATGGAGGCATTGATAAAATGTTAAGTTTTAATACATACTCAAACTTATCTGAAGCACGAAGTCGTGGTGAAGAAATGGAAGAACTGATTATTGCAGCTGTCAACAATCAGAAAGAACCTAAATCTAAGTTTGGTATACCTACAGGCGCAGGTAAAAATGTTGCCAAATTTCTCAAAGCAAAAGGTATTAGAGGTAAAGGACAAGTCCTTGGTGCAGATACTATTAATGTAACACCAGAGTGGACTAGTTATTGGCCGGGTGGGTCAGTACCAGGTTCTACTAAAACACCTAAAACAGACTTCACAATAGGAAATAATAAAATCTCCCTTAAATCAGGTAGTGCTGCTCAGTTAATGAGTGGTGGTCGTAATGAGAGTATTGCAACTTTCTATACAGCATTAAAGAGTGTAGAAGGTATGCAGAAAAAAGTTGTTAACAAATTAACAGATATGTTTGAAGGATTGGCACCTGCTTCAGTTGCAGGTAGTGAATTGGGAAAAGAAATTAAAAAAGGTAAAGATAAGGCAGTTATGAAAGCAAACGCTGCTCATAAAGAATTAATGGGCGAACTAAGAGTTATCTTTGCAAAGAACAAAGTCTTTTCAAATGCTTTTGCTTATGAAGCAATGTCTGGTGATACCAAGTTTGGTAAAAAATCTCCAGGTAGTTGTACTCATTTTCTTACAGTATCATTTGATGGTAAGAAAGCACATTTAAAAAAAGTAAGTGATAAAGCATATGTACAGAAAATTGCTGACCAAATGAAAGTGTCAGTAAGGTTTAAATCATCATCACAAAAAGTTGGTGGTAAAAAGACAGGCAAATACAAGTATTGGTCTGCCGTAGGGTTAATAGTTGACAAACTGGAAGAAGAAATGAGACCTATTGAGGGACAATTATTACACGAAGGTGTATTAGATAAACTCAAAGATATCTATGGAAAAGTAAAAGACTTTATAGTTAACTTATTCAAAAAGATAATGGAATATATTTCAAAAGGTTTTAGTAATCTAATTGATTTTTTAGATTTAGAACCACAAGTAGATGTTGACCCAACGGTAAGAACAGATGTATAACGATTTATTAGTAGAAGATAAAAACACACACCTAGAACATTTAGAAGATGATATCATCAATAATGGTTATGCAGGTGGAGAAAATGCAGTAAACTTTCTTAAAGCAACAGCAGACTTATTATCAGGTAATTCAACTAAGAGTGTAAACGTAACTGTTAAATGGGACGGTGCACCAGCAATAGTTTGTGGACCTAGTCCAGAAAATGGCAAATTCTTTGTAGGTACAAAATCAGTATTCAACAAAACACCTAAAATAAATTATACAGTACAAGATATTAAAAACAATCACACAGGTGAAGTTGCAAATATTTTACAAGATTGTTTAAGATACCTTTCTACACTAGGTCTTAAAGAGATATTACAAGGTGACTTATTGTATAGACAAGGTACAGTAAAGAAAACAACTTACAAATCATCAAGTGGTAAATCTGAACAGATGTTATCCTTTCAACCTAATACTATTGTTTATATGGTACCAGAAGCGTCTGGTTTAGGTCGTAAAATTAATTCAAGTAAATTAGGTATTATATT